ATGCAAAAACGCAACGTTTCTATCGTCTTAAGAGAATTGCTGGACCGCGACCGGATCTCCCCCACGGAGCTTTACCGGCGCACCGGCGTGCCACAATCCACGCTGTCCCGGATCCTCAGCGGCAAGATCGTTGATCCGTCGGACAAGCACATCTCCCGTATTGCCGAGTACTTCCGTGTCAGCACCGATTACCTGCGCGGGCGCGCGGCGATGGGCGCTTTGCGCGATGACGCGCGCGACCCGATGCATTCGGAACTCAAGGACATAAGCCTGTGGGACGACGACACGCCCGTCAATGATGACGAGGTGTCGATCCCCTTTCTGCGCGAGGTTGAATTGGCTGCTGGATCAGGAAGATTCGTCATCGAGGAAAGCGAGAAGGCCAGCCTGCGGTTCGGCAAGCGCAGCCTGCGGCATAACGGTGTGCAGTTCGACCAGGCCAAGTGCGTGACGGTGCGCGGCAACAGCATGTTGCCGGTGCTGCGCGACGGTGCGACGGTCGGGGTGAACGCGGGCAAGAGTGGCATCGGCGATATCGTCGATGGTGACTTGTATGCCATCAATCACAACGGCCAATTGCGCGTGAAACAGCTCTATCGCCTGCCTTCCGGGATCCGCCTGCGCAGTTTCAACCGCGATGAGCACCCGGATGAAGACTACAGCTTCCAGGATATCCAGGATGAGCAGATCAGCATCCTGGGTCATGTGTTCTGGTGGGGTATGTACGCCCGTTAACCTTCCCGCGTAAGACAAAGCCCGCCAACGAGCGGGCTTTTTTCCGTCTGCAGAAAATCGCCAAACCCCCGTCCTATAAGGCTATAAATGCGCCAATGCATTTATCCACTAAAAATAAATGCATTTGTGCATTGACTGTATATGCATACATATCTATTCTTCATCTCAAGCCAGCCAAACAAGGCCTGGTGGAGGCGGCAAGGATGCTGCCAGGAAAGACAAGGAAGGCACGCAACACCGGCAAGGACGCCATCTGAGCGATGGCAGGGATGCCAGGCAATACCGGCAAGGATGCCGACGCTCTTTAGTTTCAAAGCATGACCAACACAGGCAGCGATGAACCGGCCTCATAACGGTTCAGAGGGTTGGCAACTGACCCGGGTGTGCAGCGTAAAGCACCAGAAGCAGTTATCCGGCAGACAGGGATCGTGGTCGGAAAAACATCGAGGAAAGATCCGTACCGCGCCAGTAGCGCCGAAAGATCGAATATGGACCGCATTACTGAAAAGCCCGGGCAACCGGGCTTTTTGGAATGCCTACCTACGAAATGGATTTACCCAAGAGCCGGCCCGGCGCCGGTAGTGCTCAGCCAGGAGGCGTGACATGACAAACGAGCAGCAAGCGTTAGCGGAAATGCCTATCTGGCTGGTGATCGTACTGGCCCTGATCGGCGGGGTGTCCGGCGAAATGTGGCGCGCCGACAAGGAGGGCGCCCGCGGTTGGTCGTTGATCCGGCGCCTGGCCCTGCGGTCCGGGGCGTGCATGGTCTGCGGGGTCTCGGCCTTGATGCTGTGCTACGCCGCCGGCATGTCGATCTGGACCGCCGGGGCCATTGGTTGCCTCACCGCCATGGCCGGTGCGGACGTGGCCATCGGCCTTTATGAACGCTGGGCGGCCAAGCGCATCGGGGTCAACCAGGCCCCGAACTCTCGCCCGGATCAGCAGTAAGCGCTGCAAGGATGCAAGCAGATGACACTTCTCGAAAAACCTTCCCAACTGCCTGTGGCGATTGGGGACGCGCTGAAGCGCGCGTTCCCACAACTACGGGTCGGTAATCACCATGACTTCTCCGACACGGGCGACAAAACCGGCATTTTGATCAGCGTGGGGCGCAATGGCCCGGGCGTTCGCTCCCTTGCCGGGCGCAAGGCGCATGTCTTGTCGGTTTCACTCAAGGCCACGGTCGTCAGTGGCTCGACGCCCTTTGACGCCTGCGACCTGGCCAGCCAACTGATGGACTTGGCCCTGGATAACCGCTGGGGCCTGCCGCCCGATCAATGTGACCTGCCCACTGCGATTGTCGTGGCACCTTCCGTGCTTACCAGCGCGGAAACGGACTACGACACTTGGATTGTATCCTTCACCCAGAACTTCTACCTCGGACTGTCTCTGCTCAAAGATCCCGCAGGCAGGCCGCCGTCTACGGACCTGTATGTAGGTGGGTGTGAGAGGGCGGCGAATGTAACGCCGCTTCCCACTCAATCACACGGAAAAGGTGGTTCAGTAAAAGGAATTTGCAGATGTTGAAAGAATTCAGATGCGGTAACTGCAAAAGACTTCTCGCCCGTACGGGTGGGTTTACAGAGCTTCAGATCAAATGCTCCCGCTGCGGGACGCTGAATCATGTGAAGGCCGCGAGCCTCGAGCAATCGCCCATGAGCGCCATACGCCCAATATAGAGGCCTGAACTTAAATCAGCTCAGTAACGGAGTTTAAAATGGAAAACGCAAACTCAGCGTCTCAAACCTTGCAAGATCTTTGGACTCAAGTACAACCGGTGGATAACACCGGCATGCTTAGGCGCGTGGTTTTTGCGCAAGGCAAGTTTTATGCGGCTGGTGGCAACGGTCTTCCCACAACCACTCAGGTTGTCAGCGGAGGCGCAACTGGTACAGCATGGACCAAGCTTCAGGGCGCCGTCACCTCTGATAGCGGAAAGGTCCTCAACGAGCTGTACTGGAACGGTCTTGGGACATCGCTTCAAGCCCTTTCTCAATCCGGCAATCTGATCTACGGCAGCACAGCACGCCCTGAAAGAGTTTGGGAAGACCTTACGGCAACTGTTCGCGCGTCCGGAGATTTGCAAGGCATTGTGTATTATCAGCCAATTAACGGCGACAACACGACCTGGATACTGGTTGGGTCTAACGGTAAAGTCTTTTCCCGTTATGGCGATTTCTCAGGCCAGGTGGAGCGCACTACGACCTTCACTTCTAGCGAGACTGTGTACTGCGTCAACGTCATTGGCGTTTTTGTGTTGGTTGCGGGATCGAATGGGAAGCTGCTTAGCGCTGTGAAGATGGCGACGAATGATTCGCAATCATTCGCGACCAGAACCAGCACCTTCGGCACTAGCACCATCCTTTCCATGAAGCTTTGCAACGGGAAAATGTTTATCGTTGGTGCGGATGGCAAGATGGCATATTCATCCGATGGGCTTAGCTGGACTGCTGTTGCAGATACCAGTTTCGGTGGAACCATCATCCGCGACATTGCTTACGGTAATGGCAAGTATGTAGCTGTCGGCGACGGCGGCAAGACAGCCGTTTCCGAAGATGGGATCGGCTGGGTTCAGCAAGCCAACACTTTCGCAGGAACCGATATCCGGAGCGTCGCCTACGGCAACGGCAATTTTGTAGCTGTTGGTGCAGGCGGCAAGGTTGCTTACTGGACTCCATGATCTTCTACCTCCCTGCGTAATAGAGCCCAGCCGTCGCGCTGGGCTTTTTCATTTCTGATTCAGGCTCGCCAGAGCCAGGGTGGCCCTTCGGGGGATGCCTGTACGCTGATAAGCCGGTAGTGCAGCGCTACGGAAAAAAAGCCGGCAGCCCGTGCGCTCTGTTCGCACCAGACTTCCAGAGTGGCGCGAGACTGGATTGGCGAGATCGATGCATTGGGGCGTCGACGCCGGGCTGGTCTTTGGCTGACTGCGGGAAAGACCGCGCACCTATTCAGGGCCTCGACATGATCGGGGCCTTTTCGTTTTCGGCTCCACCACACCCATTGCTCCGAGCTGGGAGTGCTGCTGGAGCCGTTCCAATTCAAGTCATGCCACGGAGTCGAGCGCATGGAGTATCTACAGCGCCTGCTCGACAAGATCGACAGGTTCGAATTGTTGATTGCGGGCCTCGTTGGGGCGGTGATCGCCAGTTGGTGGCACAAGGACGACCTGGCGGATTGGCGTGCCTGGGTGATCTTCTTAATCACAGGGGGCGCGAGTTCGTTGTACCTGACTGGATGGTCAGTGCCTATCGCAGTTCCAACACGGACGTTGGTTTGTCTAGGGGGGCTTTCAAGGTGACTGTGGTGTTGATAACGCAGCCTCAATTGATTCAAATCATGCCAGGCGCTCGCCGTACGGCGGGCCTTTTTTCAACCGCGCTGAATGCGACTTTTGTTCGGTACGAAATCAACAGCGTACTGCGCGCTGCTGCTTTTCTCGCGCAGATCGGCCACGAGTCCGGCGAACTGCGCTACGTGCGCGAACTCGGCAGCGATACTTATTTGAGCAAGTACGACACCGGCACCCTGGCCGCACGCCTGGGCAACACCCCTGAAGCGGACGGCGACGGCCAGAAGTACCGGGGCCGGGGGCTGATCCAGGTGACGGGGCGCCGTAACTACCAGGCCTGCAGCCAGGCATTGTTTGGTGATGATCGTTTATTGCGCGAGCCGATGTTGCTGGAGCAGCCCCAGTGGGCTGCTGAATCCGCCGCCTGGTTCTGGCAAAGCAATGGCTTGAATGAACTCGCTGACAAGGACCAGTTCACCACCATCACCCGGCGCATCAACGGCGGGCTCAATGGCCTGGAGGATCGTTTGCAGCTGTGGGCGCGGGCGAAGGCGGTGTTATGCGTTTCTTAGTTGCGATTGGCGTATGCGTGCTGGTGGCCGTTGTCTGGCAGGTGCAGGCGTGGCGGTACGGGGCACAGATTGAACGCTTGTCGGCCGCACAGACCCAGAAAGCCCTGCATCTACAGCAGGCCGAACAAGACAGACGGCTGGCCCTTGAGCAACAGCTCAGTGCCATCGACCAACAACATGCCCGGGAGTTGAGCGATGCCCAACGTACTCAAGCAGCTTTGCGTGACCGCCTGGCTACTGCTGATGTGCGGCTGTCAGTCCTTCTCGACGCTTCCAGTGGCTGCCCAATGCCGGCCGCCACCGCCGCCGGCAGCGTGGTTCATGCAGCCCCGCGAGCCCGACTTGACCCAGCGCATGCTCAGCGAATTATCCGCATCACCGACGACGGCGACAGCGCCCTGATTGCCTTGCGTGCCTGTCAGGCGTATGTGCGAGCCGTCGCCCGTTAGTGTCTTGAGACAGTCCGTCACTTGCGTGTGAGATTGTCTCCTGTAGGGTAGGCGAACCCCCGCCCACGACTGGAGACGACC